AATGCTCGGCTGCTGCGGTTACTATGCGTGTGACTACGTGGCCCGGCACGTGCGCGTCGAGTGGCGACAGTGATCGCCGTCGAGAGTTTCCACCGCGAGGCGGACGCCAAGAAATGGCGCAGCGATGTGGACTTTCTGCGGCGCCATTGCTCGGCGCTCACCACCGCGACGCGCGAGCTGCTGCCGTCGGAATGGTCGGAACGCAAGCGCTACCTGCCCGCGTCGAGCACCTCGATCCCCGGGTTCTACCGTTTCGACGTCTCGCCCTATTGGCGCGAGATCATCGATTGCATGTCACCCGAGAGCCCCGTCCGGCACGTCACGATTCAAAAGGGCGTGCAAGTCGGCGCGACGACCATCTTGGAAAATACGATCGGTTACTATATCGATCAGGTCAAGACGGCGCCCATGATGCTCGTGACCGCGGACGCCGAGCTCGCGAAACTCCGCATCGAGCGCGAGATCGTGCCGATGCTCAAACACGCGGGGCTCGATCATTTGATCAAGAGCCTCGACGAGCAGAACCCGCGCAAGACGGGGCGCACGGATAAAAAATACGAATGGGAGGGCGGCGGGTTTCTCGTGCCGCTCGGCGCGGTCAACGCGAACAAGCTTCGCTCGATCCCGATTCAAGTGCTGCTCCGCGACGAGCTCGACGGCTGGGCGGACAACGTGGGCCGCGACGGCGATCCGGTCAAGCTCTCGGCGGACCGCACCTCGAGCTATGAGGCGACGCGCAAGATCTACGACTGCTCGACGCCGCTGATCAAGGGCTCGAGCAAGATCTCGCGCCTGTTCGAGCAGGGCGATCAGCGTCGCTATTTCGTGCGCTGCCTGAAGTGCAGTCACCCGCAGGTGTTGCGCTGGAGCCGCACGAACCCCGAGACGGGCGTCGTCACCGGGCTCACGTGGGAAATGTCAGAGGGCCGGCTCGTCGAGGGCTCGTCGCGCTACCTCTGCGAGGCGTGCGAGCACCCGCATCATAACAACGATAAAACCCGGATGTTTGCCGCGGGCAACGCCGAATGGCGCGCGACCGCGGTACCGCAAACGCCGCACCATCGGAGCTACCATCTCTCGGCGCTCTATTCGCCCGTGGGCATGCAAACCTGGGATGCATGCGTGACGAAGTGGCTCGAGGCATGGGACGTCGAGAACAACCGACCGCGGGACAACCTCGCGCTCCAGGTGTTCTATAACAACGTCCTCGGTGAGCCGTTCGAAGTGCGCGGCGTCAAACTCCGGTTCGAAGTCGTGAGCGCGCACCGCCGGCACGCCTACCATTACGGCGAGGTACCGAATCGTTTTCTACTCGAGGCGTGCGGCTCGCCGCTGCTCATCGCGACGCTCGCGGTCGACGTTCACATCGATAATCTCGCGGTGGCGGTCATCGGCTGGTGTCGCGGGCGGCGCGCGGTGCTGCTCAACTATTGGCGCTTCTATGGCGACACCGAGCAGCTAGACAACCCCGCGACGTGGGGGCGCCTGCAGACCGTGATCGAGGAGAAAGAATACCGCGCCGACGACGGCAAGGCGTATCGGGTTCAGCTCTCGCTGATCGACTGCGGTTACTTGACCGATACCGTCTATCGGTTTTGCGGGCGATACGAGGCCGGCGTCTATCCCGTGCGCGGTCGCGAGTCGCCGCCGCGCAACGCGCCGATCAAGGAATTTTGGAAGTACGAAACCGAGGGCGGCATGCTCGCCTGGGCCGCCTCGGTGGACATGTACAAAGACCGCTGGAGCGCATCGCTGCGCCGTTCGTGGGATGGCCTCGGCATGCAACCCGAGGGCTATTTCAACGCCCCGATCGACGCGACCGACGAGCAACTCAAAGAGCTCACCGTCGAGACGCGCCGCGAGAAGATCGACAAGCTCACGAACCGCCGGCTCGGGTTCGAGTGGCATCGCCCGAGCGGTGCGAATAACGAGCTCTGGGATTTGCTCATCTACAACAACGTGGCCCTGGACATCATCGCTTACGATGTTTGCATCCAGCAATTGCAGCTCGATTCGATCGACTGGGAAACGTTTTGGAGTTCGCTCTAAATCGCTAGTCTCGACGTCTTTGTGTGCGGCGATCCGAAGTGTCGCCCTTGCTCTCTGCGCCGCCGGCGGCGCGAACTATTCGTCGCCGGCGTCGTCGGCGGCTCGGTCTCTGCCGCGCTGCTCGCGCTGCTGCTGCTCATCCTTCAAGCAATCCGGGAGATGGGTACCCAATGACAGACTGTTGTGACGAGACGGTGTGGCTCGACGCGCGCATCGCGGCAAAGCGAGCCGCGATCATCGCCTTTGAAACCGGCATCACCGCGCTCGCCGGCGGCGCGCAAAGCTACTCGCTCGACACCGGGCAAACCCGCCAGGTCGTCACGAAATCAAACCTCAGCGAAATGCGAAACATGATCGCCCGCCTCGAGAGCGATCTCTCGACGCTCCTGCTCCGCCGCTTCGGCTGCGGCAACCTGCAAGTGAGACCCGGATGGTAAAACACCCCTGGCTAAATCGTCTCGTCAGTTGGATGTATCCGGCGGCGCCGGCACCGGCGTTCGCGCCGGACATGATGAGCGGCTCGGGCTCGCTCGCGCGGAACCTTTGGCACGACGGCGACAAATACCCGGGCGGGTTCGGTTACACCGAGCTGCTCACCGCGGACTACTGGACGTTGCGCAAGCGCTCGGTGCAGCTGTTCAAAACGAACATTTACGCGCGCGGGATCGTGCGCCGGCTCGTCACGAATATCATCAACACCGGGCTCTCGCTCGAGGCGACGCCCGAGAACGCGATCCTCGGCGAGGGCGAGGAGCAGCTCGCGATCTGGAGCGAGCTCGTCGAGAACCGCTTTCACCTCTGGGAACGCTCGCCCGTCCTTTGCGACTATTGCGGCGGTAAGAGTTTCGGCTCGCTCCAGGCTGCGGCCAAAATGGCGGCGCTCATCTCGGGCGATGTGCTTTGCGTGCTGCTCCAGGATCCCGCGACGGGCCTGCCGCGCGTGCGGCTGATCGACGGGCAGCGCGTGCAAACGCCCTACGGCACGGGTTCGATCGCGCCGCGTATCGCCGCGGGTAACGAGGTCAAACACGGCGTCGAGCTCGACGCGGACGGACGGCAGGTGGCCTATTGGCTCGCGTCCCAAAGCGACGGGCAAACCCGCGTCGAGCGCCTCGCGGCGGTAGGGCCCACCGGGCGGCGTCAAGCGTGGCTCGTGTACGGTACCGATCGCCTGCTCGATGAAGTGCGCGGCGAGCCGTTGCTCTCGATCGTGCTCCAGTCGATTCGGGAAATCGACCGGTACCGCGATGCGGTGCAACGCAAAGCGACCATCAACGCGATCCTCGCGATGTTCATTCAAAAGGATCAGGACACGATCGGCAGCCGTCCGCTCACCGGCGGCGCCGTCGTGCGCGGGAAGGATGCCGTCGCGGGGCCGACGAGCGGCACGCGGCGCACGTTCAATTTCTCCGAGATGATCCCGGGAGCGGTGCTCGACGAGCTCGCCCCCGGCGAGAAACCGCAAGGGTTCTCGCCCACGGGCACGGATGAGAAGTTTGGCGATTTCGAGGAAGCGATCGTGTGCGCGATGGCTTGGTGTTTCGAGATCCCGCCCGAGATTTTGCGGCTCTCGTTCTCCTCGAACTACAGCGCATCGCAGGCCGCGATCAACGAGTTCAAACTGTTTTTGAATCAGGCGCGCGTCGAGTGGGGCGATTCGTTCTGTCAACCGATCTACCTCGAGTGGCTCATCAGCGAGGTGCTCGCGGGGCGCCTCGCCGCGACGGGCCTGCTCGCGGCCTGGCGCGACGCGAGCAAGTTTGATCAGTTTGCGGCCTGGACGTCCGCCGACTGGAGCGGCGCAATCAAACCGAGCGTCGATCTCAATAAGCAAGCAAACGGTTACACCGCGCTCGTCGAGCAAGGGTTCATCTCGCGCGACCGCGCAGCGCGCGAGACGACCGGAACGAAATTCTCGAAGAACGTGCAGAAACTCTTGCGCGAGAACCTCTCGCTCGCGGCGGCGATGAAGCCGATCAAAGAGCTCGAGGCATTGACCAAACCCGCGCCCCCGCCGGCGCCGGCGGCGCCCGCCAAGCCCGCAGCGCCGGCGCCGGCGGGCGCCGTGGCGCTGCTCGCCGTGCCGAACGCCGACGACGACACCGAGGAGAACGATAATGCTCTGGTTGCTTGAAACGAGTGCGCTGCGCCGCATGATGCACGCGCAAGAAAACTTTCGGGACACGGCCGCGCTCCTGCAATGGGAGGCCGCGCAGCAGCAGGCCGAGCTCGCGCAGCAGCACGCGGCGGCCGAGCAGCGCGGCGGGCAATACCCGCCCGGCATGGAAGTCGTTGGCAACACCGCCGAAATCCGCGTCGAGGGCGTGCTCACCAAACGCCCGGACTTCTGGGCAAAGTATTTCCTCGGTGGCAACACCACGTACTCGAGCATTCGGAACGCGCTCGGCGCCGCGGCGGCATCCCCGGATATCACCGACGTCATACTCAGTATCGATAGCCCCGGCGGCAACGCCGAGGGGTTGATCGAGACGCTCGAGACGATCGCGCAGTTTCGCCAATACTCGGGCAAGAAACTGCGCGCGAGGGCGGACAACGCGCAGTCGGCCGCGTACGGCATCGCGGCCGCGGCGGGCCACATCGAGGCGACGGGGCGCGGCGCGACGTTCGGCAGCATCGGCACGGCCGTCAGCTACTACGTGAGCCAAAACGTGATCACGCTCACGAACACCGATAGCCCAGACAAGCGGCCCGATCTCACGACGGACGCGGGCAAAGCGGTCGTCGTGAAATACCTCGATCAGCTGAATCACGAGTTTGTGAGCGCGATCGCGCAAGGGCGCGGCGTCGCGCTCGCGAGCGTCACCGAGGGCTACGGCCGCGGTGCGTCTATGACGGCCGCCGAGGCCAAGCGCCTCGGTCTGATCGACAACATCGCAACCACGGCGCCGCGCGCGGTGCCTAGCAGCAAAGGGACAGCAATGGCAGAACCACAGGAATTGGACCGCGCCGCGCAGGATGCGGCCCTACAACGCGGCATCGCGCAGGAACGCGATCGCGTGCTCGGACACCTCACCATGGGCGAGAGCTCGGGCGATATGAAGATCGCGCTCGACGCGATCCGCTCGGGCGCCGGCATGACCGTCGAGCTCCAGGCGCGCTATATGAGTGCGGGAATGAACCGGGCTGATCGCGGGCAGCGGCAGACCGAGAGCAACAAAGCGGAGGTTCAGCTCGCGGGCGTGGGCGCCGCATCACCAGCCGAATCAAGTACCGACCTGGGCGATCAGGTCGTTTCTTTGCTGACCAGCCAGCAAGGGGAAAGGAGTTTCATCCGTGCCTAACATCACCAACACCAGCAACGACCTCGGATCGACGGCGCTCGAGGTATGGGGCACGCTCGACGGCGTCCTACAGAACGTGATCGCGAGCGATCAGAATTACGTCGAGGGCACGCTGCTCGCACGCGATCCAGCAACCGGAAACCTGCTCCCCTACGCGCCCGCGGCGGTGCCCAATAGCGTCGCCGATGTGACCGTCGACATTGCCTCGGTCACGAACGCTACGGGCCCCGATCAGGCGGTCGTCGTCCCGGGCTCGCTCATCGGTGACGAGGTCGTGATCGAGCCGCTCGGCGTGTGGCCCGTCGGTCTCTCGGCGCCGCAAGGGCGCGTTCTCGTCAACGGAACCGTGCAAGTGCGCGTCGTCAACCCGACGGGCGCGCCCATCGATCCGGTGTCGCAAACGTTCCGGTTCTACTTGCGCCACTTCGCGAACGCCCTGGCGCCCAAGTACGTGCTCACGTATCCGCTCACGGTGCTCGCGTCGGCCTCGGCCGCCGTGACCGTGATGAGCGCGGGCAAGGTGAACCAGCGGCGTCTATTCGTGCACGGCGCGCCGCCGACCGTGGCGACCGCGAACGATCTCGACGTGCTGCTCAATCGTCCGATCATCCCGGTCGATATCAACCAACTCGCGGGCTAAGCGCGCATCACCCCCAAACCCAACCCTTCCGCCACTGAGCTAACCCATGAGTGACAAGTCAACCATTGCACTGATCGATATGTACCTGGAGGAATCATCGGCACCGATGTTTCTCGCGGGGTTCTTTCGATCCCCGCCAGCGAATTTCCACACCACCGAGGACGTCGAGATCGACATCGTTCGCGACACTGACACCGTCGCGATCGTGATCAAGGATCTCAGCCTGCCACCGAATCACAACGAAAACTCGTTGTATACGAACAAGCGCCTGAAGCCGCCGATCTACGATGAGGAGGGCGCGGTCACGGCGTTTGACATGATTCAGCGGATGCCGGGGCAGAACCCGTTTCAAAATCCGAACTACGCCGCGAACGCAGTGGAACAGTCTTACGCGATCTTCCGGAAACTCGAGAGCAAGATCCGTCGCGCGATCGAGCTCCAGGCATCCCAAGTGCTGCAAACCGGGCAGCTCTCGCTGCTCGATAAAACCGGAACCGTCGTCTACACGATCGACTTTGGCCCGAAGGGTACGCACTTCGTTACGCCGACGGCCTGGGCCGTCGATGGATCGACGGGCGCACCGCTCACCGATCTCGAATCGCTCTCGACGGTGATTCGCCGCGACGGCAAGCGCGAGCCGAACCGGCTGATCTTTGGCCTCGGCGCGTACGCGCGTTTCCTCGCCAATACCAAAGTCAACGGGCGACTGCTCCAAACCCGCGGGCAGCTCATCGAGGCGGCGCCGCAGGTACGCGGGCAGGGCGCGACGTTTCAAGGCTGGGTGTGGGTCGGGCACTACCGATTCGAGATGTGGACCTATGACGGGTTCTATGCGCATCCGCAAACGGGCGTGTTCACGCCGTTCGTGGGCGACAACAAAGTGATCATGCTCGGCGAGGGCCGACTCGATCTCACGTACGGCGCGATCCCGATGATCACCACGCCAGATCAGCGTGCGTTGCCGTTCCTGCCCCCGCGCATTTCGAGCTCGAGCGGTGGCCTCGATCTCACGACGAACGCCTGGGTGACACCAGACGGCAAGCGCGTGATGGTCTCGGCGGGCACGCGCCCGCTCACGATCCCGACCGCGATCGACACCTACGGTTGCTTGACCGTATTCTGAGATGGGCCTCAGAGAACAAGCCAAGCTCGACGCGCGCGCGATCCTCGAGGACGACTCGGGGTTCGCGTGGCCCGTCACGTTGACCTCGCCGCTCGGCGTCGTCACCGCGCTGCGGGGCTTTACGACGGACGTCGGCCAAGTCATCGATCCGGAAACGGGTCAAGCGGTGGCGGGCCGGCGCGCCTCGTTCGCGTTCCCTCTGAGCTCGCTCGGCGCCATGCCCGAGGCCGTCGCGGACCGCGGCCGCAAACCGTGGCTCGCGACCTTTGCCGACAGTACGGGCGCGGTCGCAACGTGGAAAGTGATCGACGTCTTGCCCGATCGCGCCACGGGCGTGGTCGTTCTCATTCTCGAAGTTTTCAAGCCGGCGATCGTGGCGCTCACCGGCGGGCTCGTGCTGCCGAGCCAGCAGCTCTCGGGCTCGTTCTCGCCGTCTATCGTCGGTGCGCTGGCGCTGCCGAGCCAGCAATTGACGGGCGGCATCGCCCCGGCGGTGAGCCTCGCGGGCGCACCGAGCCTGCCGAGTCTGCTGCTTTCCGGATCGCTGCTCGTGCCGACCGACGGGTTCGTGCCGAGCGATATCAGCGTCGCAAACGGTGGGCCGCTATCAGCGTGGCTTCGAGTCGTGAATGCGACGCTCGTAAGCGGCGACGTGTCCAGCTTGCCCGATGCGCTCAACGCGAACCCTGCCGTGCAGGCCGTCGCCGGGTCGCGCCCGACGGTCGAGAATAGCGCGAACGGATTGCCGTGCATGCGCTTTGCCGGAACGGACAACCTGAGTTGGCCGCTCGCTGCGAGCAACGACTCGGTCAATCAGTGGGGCATCGGGCTTT